GTCTAGTCTATGCGACTTGGCTCTTTTTCCCACCGTGGCCGTAGCTTCCTACCTTGCTGATCACAGCTCATTGAGTGATCGAGTAAGGGAGCAACAACTTCTGATGGGATGTATCTTGTTGGAATGTTGTTTAGGAGGGCGGGGATTTTCGCCCTCCATACTGTCAAAGTGTCTTTGTACGGTCCTGTCTCCAGTTTCCTGAGACGGTGCCTTGTCTTGCTGTTGAGGAATTGAGAAGCGGTGATTGCGTCAGCCATTGAGATCTCTTCGGTCGAGGGCTTGAGTTCCATGTCTACTTTGGTTCTCGCCCACTTCCGGACGGTCTTCCTCCAATCACCAGCTCTTGATGAGTGACCCGACTTCGATGTGTTGTACTGTTGCCAGGAGTCGCGGCTTTGGTCCGCCTCTTGTTTGCTCTCTACCTTCTGTAGCTGAGCGAAGTACTCACTTCCCGTAGTTCCCCACGGATGCAACTTCGTTACGATCGTTGTCCGGTCCTCTGCTCTTATTCTCGCCTCAACCTCTTCCTTCAGCGCGCATCCTTTGACGCGGTCTTTGATTTCACGTTGTCGCACGTGTTCGAGTGTTTCTCGTAACATGGCTGACCCTGCCCCGTTTCCTTGGGTACACGGTCCGTGAATCAAGAAGGCCTTTATTCTTTCCTTGACGAGCTTCAAGGGTAAGAGTCCGCGTCCTGATCCTCCGAGCGCAGAAGGTCCATCCGATATGTTTCCTTCGATTGGTGCCTTGCTAACCGAGTGCAGTGCTAAGTTGCGGATTTGTGGAAGTAGTCCTTTACACTTCACAATCCAAGACAGTCTTTCGCAATCTGCCGGTTTTGCTATGGCCCATCGGTCCTTTAGGAGACATTCCTTGATGGTGGCAATGTAACCGATTTCCCTGGCGTGTGCTCTTTGGCCGCCTTCCACTTTCACCAGCTCAATAAGTCTCTCACAGAACACTCCCCGCGTTCCATAGAAGCTCTTGGACTTGTTAAGCTTGAGGCCTACTTTACTGATCCAGTATTCGTAGGTATATACCTCAGCTTCTGTCCAAAGTGCTGCTAAGTCGTCACCACAGATCTTGTATGACTTCTTGTCAGACGTAGCTTGATACGCACAGAAAGCGTTCAGTAGAGCAAGTACCGTCCACGTCGAGCCTAGCCCCATATGTGCACCCCTGACTGTCGTTTCGACGACGTCCACTCCGTTTTCTTGAGTGTAAAGTTGCATTGGTTCCAAACAGCGAAGCGCGGTCTCTACTTCAGCAGGTGAAATGTCCAACCCCTCCAAGACTCCTCGCAGAGTGGCCTGGCCGTAAGTGTGATCGATCCAATCACTTGCCGCCGATAGGTCTGCACTATAAATCTTTGCGTTGGGGTTCTTGTTTGACAATGAAATGTCACCGCCCGCCCGCAGTGCGTCTCTGCTCCAGCTTAGGTCTTTCAACATCGGTAATAGATGGCGACTGACGCAGCGGCTGTAGTGCGCAACATAGGGTGGGTGGGCCGAAGCTACTCGAATCTTTAGACCTCTCTCGTGAATTGCTGTAAGCTTCACGGGATGATTAAACGAACCACGGATCTTTGGTGATTTGTAAGTCAAGAATCTCGAAAGGCGATAGGCCCTTAATGGTGACAATTCCTCCGAACTGTATCCTATCGGAGTGACTTGTTTCAATGTCGAAAGCGGTTTGAAAGTGTGTTGAATGTTCTCTCGGCACCACCTCGCGGTTGCTTCTTCGCGTTTCTTTTTCCATCGGTCGGTCTCGATCATATGATGATTCCGTCCTTGAATGGTCACCGTGTACGTCGATCCTGACGTTACGTGGTGTGCCTGGAAAGTGATATCGCGTCGAACTTCGCTGAGTGTTGGTCCAAGTGCTGGGAATTCATGCACATACGACTCTGCTTTCGCGCTTCCTACCATGAAGTTCTCTCCTTCTACACCGGCGAACCCTCCTGTTCTGAGGTTGTTCGCAGCAAACAGATTGTCCTTGACTTCGGTCTCGGACTGGGGTCCACGGAGTTTTCCCCCCCGTTTGCCTAGGTTGTAGAGGTGGTTAATCGTGAAAAGGGCATCGGTTACCGTTAGCGGACTGGTAACTTTTCCACGAACATTGCATAAAGGAAGCTTGAAACACGTCTTGTCAGCAGGAGCTGGACAAGGAATGGTGGTCGTCCTGTCTCTCTTCTCCATGCGCTTCATGTAGGCGTCAGCTGCATTGAAGGAGAATTGATAGAGCGCGGTCGACACGCCGGGGTCAGCAGGTAAACCTGGAGTTGTGAATCTGCCTCTGCATTCGTCAAGGGCCTTTTGCTCTTCCTCCAACATGAATCGAGAGACTTGCGGATCCTTCGGGAAACGCTCGTCTTTACCTCCCTTGAAGCCCAAAGCGCGGCATGCCGCCTGGTGCTCGGGTGAGGACTTTCGGGTAGACGCCGATCTGTCGTCGTACCACATCGCTCGTGAGACTGTTGATGCTGTGAAGAGCCGCCTTGCGGACTCGCTTGACCTTTCTTTCGTCAGGGCGTCGCGCCGGACAGCGTGAGCCCATGTCTTTACGAACTTAGGTCCCCTTTGACTCACCTTCAATAGGAATTTCAAGTATCGGGTGATCTTACCGAAATTCTTGGATCCCAAGACAGAGCTCTTTGGATGTCTAGGAAGGGAGTGAGCGAGTGTCCACGCAGTAGCCAAAGCAGATTCATTGAACAACACATAGGATCGGAATTGACACGAACCAATGAGAGTTATTAACCTCTCGAAGACCGAGTGATGCTTACGCAAAGTTTGCATCTGAACCTCATAGACAGTAGAATGAGGGTTCTTGGTCTTAAAAGGGACGGCA